GGTACGATGATAAGCCAGCTACTCATGCTTGCTTCAAGAGTGCTAGGCAGTCTTCAAGTGCATTCATCAGTTCCTTCCTTTCAGGATTGTGAGCAGCAGAGTATTTACCGTTGGACTGCCTTAACTCGATAAACTCTAGCACAAGGTCTTCCAACTTCTTATCGATGCTCATAGCAGGACGGCTGCCGTCATCAGTAAAAATAAGACACTCAACATTACCACTATCGCCCATTCCAACATAGGTATCCACCTCCAGTTCTAGTTTCATTTTAGATAGTCTCCATAGATTTTAAGAAAGCCCATTACATCCCGCTTTGCATCAGAGTCGAGCAAGTGCCCATATTCTTCAGGATGATTAAACTTGCTAACCAACTTAACAGCAACCTTGATCTGTGCTGTAAGTTCCTCATTGACCTCTTCAAGGTCTTTGATGCGCTCTTCTAGCTGCTCTACGGCTGAATAGTCCATAGTGTCGTAGTCAGCGTCGTTCCAGTAGTCATAAGAGTATTCAGTCATTTTAAGCCTTTCAGTATTGATGATATAAAAGCAAAGCAGCCTATCAGTAGTGCGGATGTCATAGTGCCTCCTCGTTGATCTCGTTCATACGACCTGTGTGCTTGTCATACAGGACTGCACAGGCTTTGCCGGTCTCTCCGCTGTATCGGTTCTTAATAACCCTGACCCTGGTGGTGTTGCGCTCAATAGGGTCTTCATGCTGTGCTGACCTTTCCAATCCTAACACCATATCAGCCAATTGTCCAATACTTGCTGAACCCCTTAATTGGGACAGGCTAGTGGCTGCACCCTCTTCGTGGCCTTTACCCTCTGGCCTGCGTAGGTGGGACACCACAAACAAGGCAACCCCTGTTTCCTGCACAATCATCCGCAGCTTGGTCATAATCTCATCAATGGCCTTGCGCTCGTCACCATGATCCTGAGCAGACACCACGATAGACACATGGTCTAGCAGGATGTACTTGCAGTCTAGCCCTTTGGTGAAGTACCTAACTCGATTGATGATGTTATCGATTGCTGTGCTACCGAAACAGTCATAAAAGAACAGCCGATTAGAGCCTAAGGTCTTATCAAAGGCTTCCTTCTTAGATGCCTCAGTGGCCTCAGTCTCTGCTAGGTGCAGTGGTTTATTGATCGCTAGCGACATCAGAGACAAGGCTGTCCGCTTGACCGACTCTTCCAAGAACATAATCCCGATGTTATCTTTGGTCTCACAGAGCAATTGCCAAATCACTTCCCTGATAAACTGAGACTTACCAAGACCTGAGCCAGCAGTGACCACCACCATCTCTTGCTGTCTGATACCGCCTGTCATGTCATTCAAGCCTGCATATGGATAGTGTGCTTGAGCCTTTGGCAAGGGCTGCATCACTAACTCGAACAGTTCAGCACCGGCTACAATGCCATCAGGAACATAGGTCTCTGCTGCCCACCATGCCTTCACAAAGTCCGCAGATTTGTTGTCCTTGAGATAGTCACAGGCATCCTTGTAGGGCTTGGTCATCTTCATAATCTTGACCTTGGAACCGAACAGATCAGCAACGGCCAGGGCTGCTTCCTGGCCAGGTTCATCGGCATCGAATGCAAGCACAACAGTCTCAAAGCTGTCGATGTACTCAAACTGTGCTTGGCAGTCCTTCACAGCCGATTGTGCCCCATTCTTGATTGACACCACAGGATAGAGCGACCCTGTCATCTGAAAGGCAGCTAGGGCATCTAACTCGCCCTCACAGATAGTCAGGTACTTACCACCGGCAGGGTAACGATTCTGACCAAATAGCAGAGCCTCTTTGATGTTGCCCTGAGACCTGAATTGCTTGTCAGCCACTACCCTAACCTTAAAGGCTACTTCGGTGCCCCTATCGTCGGTGTAGGGATAATAGTGTTCTGTCCCTGATTGTCTGACACCATAGGCCTCGCAAGTGGCTTTAGTGATTCCCCTTTCAGGTATGCTTAGGAATTGACCGCTAAGGCCCTTTAGAGGCTCTACAACGGGTTTCTGTGTCATGGTTAGTACCTTACCCCTTCCTTGGTCTACAAAGCCCTCTTGGGGCGTTTTAGAGGATTTATGACACACAAAGCAATAGGTGCTATCGTCTGAATAGACTGCTCTGCCATCAGAAGAGCCACAATCAGGACATTCTGTATGCCGTATAAACCTGTTTTTAGACTGAGTTTGCATTAATTCTTGTCCTTTCCTCAGCTAATCGGTCTATTATTGCCAAAAGTGCGACACAAGTACCAGATTCTGGCTTAGTGCGCTTCAGAGCCTCATAGACATCATTGAGCAAGGTCTCAATATCGGTAGAGCCATGTGCTAACAGGTCTACACAATCAGAGACACAAAACCAATAGATTCGTTCTAAGTCATCATTTTCCATTGAGTGCTACCTTTCTAAGTAGTTACCTATATAGTTAAAGAATTAAAATCTTTATTAAAGTCTTTTTCAATATAGACTATTTAGTTAATATAGTCTTTAATAGCAAGAATCGTGCCAAGTTACCTATCTCGCCAAGGATCATCATCAAAATCCTCAATCCCCGCTAATGGGTCTAAATCGGCCTCAGTGCCTTCCTCGACTTCATCGGCCTCAGACATCAAGGAAACATTACCGACGGCACAGAGGTCGGTTTTGATCGATTTTAGGCACTGTTTACACATACAGACATATTCCATAGTGTGCAGCGACCTAATCGTCGTTTCATAGTCTGTCAATGCTTCGTTACATGAACGACACCTCATCGGAGCCCCCCTTTGTGCATAGCTGGCTTTTGTGGGACACCGTAGAATCGCCTGACCTGCTTATGGATTCGTAGGTATTTCTTGACCTGCTTTTTCGTTACAGGTTCAAGACCTATGATGTCAATTCTTTTACTCATTAGGATGTCCCCTTTTTAATGGTTAAGGCATCAAAGGCAGTCATGGATTCGCTGAAGTAGGTATCTCTGAGCAAATCCTTTTCATAGGCTAGCTTTAGCCGTTTCTCATCCTCTGCCTTGACAATATGGTAGGCAAACTCGATCAAATCGTCTTGATCGCCTGACCAATCCCCAAAATCGCTATAGTCTAGCCTATCGTCAAGAATCTCCACCACCTCTTCATTAGTCAATAGCATAGTGCTTGTTCCCTTTCTTGGATAAAATTGGACACTTTCGATTCTAACACAGCGTTGTGTACCGATGCAACGGCGAAGGCATCAAAGCCCCCTATGTGCCATCGATAAGGCTCTAATGGGACATGGTCTAGCTTCCAATCGTAGACTGTAGCGACCGAGCCGTCTTCAAACTCTATAAACCACTCTGCATTGGTCTTATCTCCGACAAATATAGTGGGCGCTCCAAAGGTCTTACAAAGGTCATCGTAGGTTGTAGTGATATAACCTTTCAAGCTGGTGCCGTTGATGCTCTCTGCTCTGCATTGTTTGTGCTTCATAGTAAATCCTCCCAATTTTTAGCAATGTGAATTTCCCCGTCATAGTCTTCTGTAATGTAGTCTTCTGTGGTTTTATCTGCCCACTTGTAATAGTCCTCCATAGTCATATCTTCGATTCTATAAGGGCCACAGATTAGGGCAAATTCATCCCCTACTGAGTCCTGATTAAACATTATACACTGTCCGATTAATACCTTCATTAGTAGTCCTCCCCCAAATCCTCCGAAATGTAAGCCATTGCGGAACACAGATCCGACCATTGATCGTCATGGGCCTTGTTTCCTTCGGGTATGCCGTAGGCCCTATAAAAGTGTAAAGCATCCCATATCAGGTCTAATTGTGACCTTGTATCGTTAGCAGTCATTTTATGCCCCTATAAAGTAAAACTGTTGATAATGTGATCGTGCAAGTCTTGAATATAGCCCGTTACATCTTCGGGTGAATGATTCTCGAATGGTTGCCAAATATCGATTCCATTGTCTGCTAGATCATAGGCATCGTGCAAGATCATTAAATCCATCACTTCGTTATAGCCTAACTCATTAGGCCATGCGGACAAGAAAGTACCCAATGCGATAAACTCTGCCTTTTCTTTAATCTGCTCTTTAGTCATTTTTAAATGCCCCTATAAGTTTAGTCAAAGATCCCAAGGTCTCATCACCATGATAACCCCAGCACAGCCCAGCAAAAGTACAGCAATGCTTGCATAGTCCCACATAG